TGACCAGCCGTACCCGTAGGACGCTGTGCTGTAGTACCTGAAGGAATCTTAACCGCACCCGTACTAGTAATCGTTAGTTCCGATGGAGCAACAATAGTCGCAGAGTTCAGGGTAACGGTATTAGTGGTAGCAGCGCCTAATGTTACGTTAGCGGAAAGAACAGCATTGCCAGATACAGTAAAAGCACCAGTGATAGCCACGGTACTAGAAAACACAGCAGCGCCAACCGAAGTAAACCCACCGCCTACCGTAAAGCTATCCCCGTCTGTACCTGCTTGCTGGTCTTTAAGCTGTGCCATCAACTCACGGATAGCGTTATTAATACCAGACGGAGCGCAGCCCTCAGCTATGTTAATACCGGCTATATCGGTATTATTTGCAGCAGTAGCGCTAAACTCACTGATCTTGTTCTTTGCCATGATTTTTCCTTACTTACCCAATAATCCATAGGTAGGATTCAAAGTTTGCTGCAATTGTTGCTGTTCTGCTGCCATCAATGCTCTACCAAATCCAGTTCTAAGTTTTTCAGGAACAAATCCACCAACTTTAGATGTTAAACCATAAGCACCACCAACAAATCCTTCTGGTTTTGCACCAACATATCTTTGTCCTAATATATTACGAACAGGGCTAGATGTGCCAAGATAAGTTAATGGAGAAGCAAGGAGTCCTGTAGTAGATTTATAAATATCACCAGATGCCAAACGTTCAGATGTACCGCTAGATGGATATGCTCTAGGGAAAGCACTTCCTAGCATTGCAGCGGTTTCTATTGGCTCTTTTGTAGTTCCATAAGTAGGTTTTTTTGAAAGTTCATTAGCTAACTTTGCAGAACTAATGTTACCTGTTTCTGAGTTAAATGCTTTATCAACAAGGAACCAGTTTGACATATCCTTACGGCCTTCACGGAACTTATTAAGCGTATCAGCACCGTTAGTACGCATAAGGTTTGAAGGACTATTAAGATAACGCTCAACAGAATCCTCAAGAGATGTACGCAAAGTAGTAAGCGCATCAATTGCTGTACCAGATCCTGCTTTTTTAGCTTGGAACAAGTTATCGCCAATGGCTTTCATTGACCTAAATACTTGATCTCCTGTCATACTTTGCGATGGGAACGACTCAAAATCCTTTAATATTTTAAGAGCACGTTTATCTTCTGCCGTAAGCAACGTAGGTTTTAACGACTGAATTTTATTAATTTCAGCATTAATAGCAGTTCTAAATTCATTATCACCAATAACAGCAGGTAAACTTTTTAAGGACTTATAGTTATTTAAAGCCTGATTGTAAGCAGACCTCATATTTTCATTAGTCAAAGGAGCAGATGCTGGCAATTTTATTAGTTCTTTTGCAATATTATTAGTCTGTTCTTGGTTAGACTGCTCAAGTCGAGTAAATGCACCGCGAGCAAATGGAAGATTGCTTTTTATTCCTTCTTTAATTCCAGCGCCATAACCAGTTAGTTGTGTAGGATCTAATTTGTATCCTTGTTCAATTGCTCTACGGGCTACCTCTTGTTGTTGCTCAGTAAGATTAGGAGGAAGCTGAGGAGCAAGGCCAACTTGACGCAGACCGAACTGAGTTCCACCACCAATAAGACCGCCTAAACCAGCCCTAGAAAGCATTTCAGGCGTAGATTCACTAGGTGTTGTTAACGAATACAAAGCACCGCCAGCAGTAGCTTGTGGCAATGTTGTAGGCAATAAAGCACCACCTAATGCTTCAGAATACTTACCAGCATAAGGAATTGCTTTTCCTGCCTTTAGTGCAGTTCCACCTAGCAATGAACCTAAAACGTCTACAGCAGTAGAACCAGTAATCTCAGCGCCACCTGTAGGCATATTTTGACGGTAGGTAGGTGACATTACTGATCGAGATTCAGCTACACCAGCCTCATAACGCTTTAGTGCTTCTGGATCAGTAACACCCATAAATTCACCAAAACGCATACCAGCACCAGATAAACCCTCACCAATCTGAGATAAACGTTTACCAGCACCAGTTACTATGTTTCCTTCTCTTGGCGCATTAGCCGATTGAATCTTCTTAATTTCAGCCGCAAAAAGACGAGCAGATGTAGTATCCCCTGCTTGGTCTGCACTATAAAGTGCTTGCTCTAAGTCTTGAAGCGTAATCGCCATAGTTTTACCCGTTATTTCAAGTTGTATTTATCTTTAACGTTTTGAGGCAAACTACTTCCTATTTCAGTAGGTGCTTTATCAGAACGTAGTGTTGCTAATTCAGCATTAGTAAATACTCGGTCAAGACCTTTGTCTTTCAATGCTTGCTGGAAATTTTTAACAGAATAATTACCAGCTTCAACCATCTGTGAACGCACATCAGCAGCAGCAACAGCACGTTGAGCTAGTTTTTCTGTATATACAGCAATTAACTCACGACCAGCAGGATATTGCGCCAACGATGGAATAGCGGCTAAGAATTGTTTTGTCTCAAAATCAGATGTAGCACCAGAACCCGGAACACGCAGTGTCGGAGCAACCCTAGCTCTAATAGCAACTGCCAAGTCATTTGCTGTAGCAATTTGAGCCATAGACGTATCTGGCAAATAAGAACCAAGAGTAGCCTTAAACTCATCAAGTTTCCCACCTGTGTATGGCTTCAAAACATCAACGATTCCTCTTACGTCGTTTGCAACATTAAGAGCACCAATTGCTTGTTCTTCAGCATTAACAGCGCCTTCAATACGCCTTTTTAAAAATTCTTTATCGCCATACACTGTTTGCGTAACTAAACTTCTACCAGCAATGCGTAGATCCTTTTCTTGCTTAACTAATCTACGTTGTATTTCAGCAATTTGTGTTGGCGTATAGTTTTTAGGATCAACGCCGGGTGCTACTTCTTGTCCTATACGGTAGGCTTCATTCTGATAGTTAGTTTGAGCGCGTGTAAACTCAGTTTCTTTCTGACGATAATCATTAATGTCTTTTTGAATCGCCTGAACTCTTTGAGAATACTGGTCTGGAGTTATTTCTCCAGTAGCAGCAATGTCTATTAAATTCTGAATAGCTGGTCTAAATTGATCTGGAGCAGACGTTTTAAATGCGCCTAAGTCACCACTAAGGTCAGCAATAGATGCCTTAGTTATTTCTTTATTAATTGCTTCAAGTCGTTTTAAATTTTGGTCAACAATTTTTCCTGCTCTTTCATTACCAGCAAATCTAGGATTGGAATAAGTGTTGATTATTTGTTCAATCTGTTGTTTTTCAGCTAATCTTGCATTGTATTCACTTGGTTTTGCCTTTGCTACGACAAGTGGCAAAGTTTGTTCTTGACCTGCTGAAGCTTGTGCAGGTGCTTGTTGTGCAGTTGGAGCCTGATTCGGTATAACTGCTTGTTGTGCTGGCTGCTGAGTCAAAGTCTGACCTGCCTGTTGCAATGGCAGCAGTTCAGAATACAGCTTCAGAGCCTCGTTAGGGTTAGCCCGTATATAGGCAATCTTTAACGGATCATTAGCAATCTGAGGATCTTTAATCAAATTCTCAATAGCACCTTGCTGTGCCATATACTGCTGACGCTCAATCAACGCCTTTTGTTGTGCCAACTGAGTCTGTGCAATCTGTTGCTGTGTAACGTAATTCTTAATACCCTGATCGTAAGCGCCACCAGCAGCACCAAAGCCACCAGCAATAGAACCAAGGATATTCTCAGCAGCAGAACGTCTAGGGCCAGTACGACTCATGCCCTGAGCCAATGCCAAACCAGCGCCTAGCAAGCCCTGAACATTAGCTCGGTTCTGTAAGTTCTGAGTTTCTTCAGCGCCAAGCAATCCAGGCAGATAGCTAGGAGCCGTTTGACCAAAGATGTTAGGAATGTAATCTGAAAGTGCCATATATCACCCTAATAGGGAAATCGGTTGCTGCCTAATTACTGACCCTTGCTGTGGGTTTAGCAGACTCATGTAATCACCACCTTGAATCTGACCACGGTTAATCTGACCCGAAGCAAGCATTTGTTCTTCAGGTTGCTGCATTGATTGCTTTGCATAACCTAGCGCTTGATTAGTTAACTGAGGATTTTGCTGTGCATATTGACCAACCTGACCAACCCTATCCATAAAAGTAGGCTCATACAAAGATGATGCTTCTACACCCGGCATACCTAATGACAATGGTCTTTGAATAGCAGCGGTTTGAGCTAATCCTTGACCTTGCATCGCAGCATTAGTTAATGGAGTTGCGCCACCAAATAAACCAGATTTAGCAGCCTCAACACCTAGAACACCAGACGGGCCAGTTGTTAAGTTTGCAGCTTGCATTGCGGCACTCGGGCCAGCAGTAAATGATTGTACGGCTCCAGCAGGTAAAGTGCTGCCAAGAGTAGTTGTTGATCCAGACAATGCGCTAGGCAAAACACCACTAGAGCTGGTTCCAGCCAAACCACCAGCACCCATCAATGTAGCTCCACCGTATCCACTAGCCGCACCTAATAAAGCACCTTTTAATGGATCTTTCTCATTTGTCATAGCTCCAATAGAGCCACCAACAACCGCCATAGTCACAGGATCAGCCATTATTTAACCTCTTTCCGTAACAGTTCCCTGAGGAACACTGCTAAACAAGTTAGCAAACTGATTAAGTTTCATCTGCGGCAAGTTCTGTTCAAAGTTAAATCGATTAATTGCATCTTGTAGTTCAGCGGACGAGTATTGCTCACGAGCCTGACCCGTTGTCAGCAGCTTTTGAATATCAGCATAGTCAGCAGCAGCCATCTGTGGAGCAGCTTGACTAGCAGCAATCTGTCTAGCACGTTCAGCCTCAGCAGATCCGTAAGCCAACTCACCACCTTGCTCCAACATTGCACGAGCAAATACGTCTTGAGCACGAGCTTCCTGCTCACCTTGAGCGGCAGAACCGTAACGACCCATTGAGGATGCTTTAGACTGAAGATTTTGAACATTCTCAGTAAATACATCACCAGCTTGACGATTAACGCCAGCCAAAGCGCCAGACAAGAATGGATTAACGCCTCGTCCTTGAATCGTGGCTAGTTGCTCTTGCTGTGCAGCCCGAACCAGCGGAGAACCCGCCATAGCCCGCTCCTGAGCCATATTAAGTGCGGATTGCGTAGCCTGAGATGGTGAGACATAGGTCTGACCAGGAAAGAATGTAGGTGTGCCAGATTGATAAAGGCGCTTGCCTTCTTCTAGGCCAAAAGTAACATACGGCTTGATTGCTGGATCAATGCTCGTTGTTGTTTTTGCAGGTTCACTGCTGCCGCCGCCACCGCCCATATTACACCTCGCATATCCATTGTTTAGGACGAAAACCAAGTTGTTTCGCCCTGCGCTGCCATCCTCGACGATGGCTAGAGAAAGTTAAATATTTGACATTGCCTTGACTACAGATGTCTTTTATGTATTTTAATCCATATTCAACAATTTGATAATTATTTTCTAACGTCCAAGCAGCCCATAAGTGCATGGTGTTACCCATAGGTTGCAGGATAAAAAAACTATTAAAGTGGTTGTTCTCTAGCCCTACCCACAGCATTGCCTTTTGGTTAAAGCAATCTGTGTACACATCTTCTACTATCCAATTTTCTGGGCTATACCCTTTAATTTCATCCAAACCGGGGCGAACGCTAGGCCACCAGTCCCTAAGTTTATCTACAGGTATGTACCTAAACTCCATTAGCCCACCACAATGTAACCATAGGTTTTGTTTGCCGTATTGTTTGCCCAGTGCGTAAGAGTAGCACTTCCCTGCTGTTTAGCGGAAACATATATGTTTGATGAGGCATTGGGAGAAACATAATTCATCGTTGCAATAACTGAGGCTGTACTCGGTCTAGTGGGACTTGTACCTGCTGGATAGAATTCAAGGCTAATTGCTGCGTTAGTAGCAGACCAATAAATCTCAATGTAATCGTTTGCACTTAATTCAAGAAAATAATTCCATCCGATAATGGCATGACCATTAACGCCGCCATGACTGTTCGGGATAGAAATAAAACCAGATGATCCTACAATGTCTGATCCGTTCTTTCTTAGCCAAACGGTAACATCATGCAACTGGCTATCGGTATTCTGGAACTGACCAGACCACTGGAGATTGTAGATTCCAGCGTTCCTTACATTCATCCTAGAGCTGTTAGATAGGTATACGTTACTGGAATAATCAGTCGTATCCAACGTCATTGCCGTAGCTGTATTAGCCGTTATAGCTTGGTCTGCAAGGCTCTGAAACGCTCCGTAAGGCATTGAATCAGTAAAGGCAGCAGCAGATACCGGAACAAAGAAAATCAGGCTGTCGTAGCCTATACGCTCGTCAAATAGGGTAGTTGTTGTGGCATTGCCAGTGGCTAGGGTAATCAGACCAGTATTATTGGTCTTTCCGTCCATAATCCCGCGAACAACCTCAGCAACACCTCGGGCATCGCTACCAAATGGCGGTAATGTACGAAACTGAGTCATCTGTCACCCTGCTGGACAAGCTCAAACTCCATACCAACAGCAGTTTTCCAGCCAGTACCAGTCGGAGTCAGCTTTAGTCGATGATAATCACCATTAGACCGCAAGCTCACACGGTTTTCTGCATCAGCAGCAACAGAATCCCCAAAAACCACTTGTTCACCAAGATTATCCCGACTAGAAACAGCAATAGACCCGCTACCACCATCAACAATCGGTCTTGCCAACGTAATAACAGACCGTCCTGCATCAATATCACCCGTTGATATGTAGGCAGTTTTATTAGAATTACCAAATGTAATGATTTTTTGCCCAGAAGTACCAGCTAACAGCAAGTTACCACCAGCCCATTGAGGATCGTCAAGAGAAACAGCTAAAGCGTCAAGGCTTGCAGAGTAATTATCTAAGTCTTCAAGGGTAGTTGTGGCTGTTAATACAGATGCAATCGACGTAGCCGTTGTTTCAATGTAAGACCATTTATTTAAAGGGATACTGTAGACAAACAATCCATAGCCGCCAGACTGCAATGGAGTACACCATATAGCCAATTTGCGGATAGGATCAATAGCCGATGACATCTTGATACGCAGATCACTTTTAGATGCAACGTCAAAGAAATAACGATTAACCTTTTCTTCACCGATATTCTTTAGGTTTTGACCATCGCAGACATAGAACCCATCGTCTGCAAGGAAATACGTTAGGTTGCCATATTGAGCAATAGATCCATTAGAAATACAGCCCAAAGACCGAGAGATAGCGTCAAATTGGAAAAAGAACGGTGAGCCTACATAACTCATCCGGTATACAGCCCGTTCCATAAATACTAAACCAAACTCACCACCAGACAACCCAGTAACATTGCCACCGTCTGGCAAGACTTGGCTATCCGACTGAGAAGCAGCCGCAGGAGTCCAGTCTGTCTCATCGTTAATATCAGACCAGTAGACTTTGTTTTCTTCGCTACTGACATTAGCCGCAACGACAAAATCACGGACAACTGTTACAAACTTAGCAGTAGGAGCAGCCGCAGCCAAATCAGCAAATGCAGTTCCTAAAACAAGATCATAGGATTGAAGTTTATTAGCGCCATTAGCCGCAATCATCTTCTGACCAAATTGAGTGACATCCCAAAACTCAATGTTTGAATACCCAGTTGTTGTTAAGGCATCAAGGTCTAGATCCGCTGTACTAAACTTGTAAAGGTTAGAACTTGACCCGGCAAACAAGCTAATTGAGTTAGCAAACTTGCCAGCAAATGTCAGCAGAAGTTCAGCACCAGCATTATCTGATAGGTCTGCCTCGCCCTTAAATGGGGCATAACCATTTGTAACCGGGTAACAGTTCACAGCGTCAGTAACCGCACCAGTTACACCAGGCTGATCTGGCAACCACTCACCAAGCAATACTTTTTGTTTAGCCATTATTGTCTAGTCCAGCTATTGTTTCCAGATGTTTGATTCGTCCAAGTATTACTTGATGCAGGAACTACATCCCAACTTGCACCAGAAGGAGATACCTGAACCCATGTATTCTCGCCAGCACTTTGCTCCGTCCATGAACTTGCTTGAGGAATTACATCTGACCATTCCTGACCAATAATGCCGCCATTCGCAGAGAATATTGCCACTGCATTAACACTAGCAGTATTAAACAATACCCTGCTTGCGATACAAGATAATATTGCCTCAGCATTGACAGAGGCAAAACCCTCGTACTCAACACCGCCATTCGCTGCTACTGTGGCATCAACATTGATATTAGCTACGCCAGTGCGAAGCCTTAAACCGTCAGCAGTAACTGTCGCAACTGTCGCAATAGCAGCATTGCCTTGCTGAACCCTAATGCCAGCAGCCGTAAATACCGCAGTACCATTAACCGCAGCAGATCCAACATAAACAGCAATGGCATTCGCTGTTACTGTTGCAATAGCATTAACACTAGCAGACGCGCTAGCAACCTTACCGCCTAAAGCTGTAACTGTCGCAATACCAGAGATCGAAGCAGCAGCTAGTCTTTCTCTAATAGCATTAGCACCAACACTAGCAGTGCCATCAACAGCAGCATTAACAAATCTAATTCTGAATGCGCTTGCAGAAACCGTTGCTGAAGCATCTACACTTGCTGTGCCAAATAACGTATTCCCGCCTAACGAGGCATACGGAGCTTGAGCAAATGTGCTAACCCCAAACATTTAGACAATCACCCATCTAGCACCAGTCGGAACCGTTACCGTAACTCCTGTATTCAATGTGACATTACCAGCACTCATGCCGTTGTAATCAGTTGGCAAAGTCAAAGATGTAGATACAGTTTTAGAGTTTAGATAAATACCGTTAGATGCAGCAAAATGTGCATCATAAGCAATGTCAGACGCATCACCATAAACCGCTTTACTAGCAGGATACGTTACAAATACATCCTTGCTATTCGCAGCAAAGTTAATCGCAGCCGTAGTGCCAGAACTGTTTGATAGGACTGTAGTCCTGGCAAGCGTAGTGCCTGAAGCCGTATACGTACCGATACCGACTTCCCAAGTGCCAGCAGTCGCGTCTACGATAGCGTAATACGTTGTATTGCCATTGCCAATGTCTGCAAAGGATCTAAACCCAGATGCAGCACCAGCTAACGTCAATGTACCTGTACCGGATGTCGTACTGGTCTCTTTTATCCTATCTTTAACGACCAGAGGCATTTTCTACCCCTTATGCCAAAGTGACACTCAAGCTACCGATAGCAATCTTAAAGATGTCACCATTATCAATCGTCTTGGACGTATCCAAAGCAGTGTGATACAGCAGGTTTCCACTAGTTAAGGCATCTTCAATACCGATCCAGCCTATAGTCCCCCATGATGCTGTTGCTTGTGGGAACTCAATCGCAGCACTGTTTGTACTAACACCATTACTGGGAGCGCCAAAAGTAACAGACTGACGAGCATAAGAACCACCAGAGACTTCTGTACCAGTATCAGCATCGGTAGGATCAGATGTGTAAAGACCAACGTAAACAGTTGTAGGACTTGTATAGCTCGTATTACGCAAGGTAGCGTTAATCAGAGCGTTCTCAAGATAGTTCGACATTTCTGCCATGATTTACCTCACGTTATAAGACATTGCCATAGGTTGACCGCTGTATTCACTTGACTGGTCAGCAGTTGTAATAGAAGCGATAGAACGGTCATACAGAGAAGCCCAGACCTGCAATCTCGCATCATTCATCAGATACGGTTCAGCCTCTCCCAGAGCCGCATACAGCAAAGCATCAGGGAAGTTAGCTAAGAATACATTGCTAGCATTGCTATCACTTAGTAGTGGAGGCTTTGCGTAATACAGCATCTGAGCCGTATATACACCATCAGGAATAGGTGAGAATTGAAGTTCTGAAGCCAATACCGTATAAGTTCTAGGAAGACCGCCCTCAGTCGCTCTGGTGTTTGCGTAGAAGGCATTAGGAGCCTCGTAAGCTAGAGAAGCAATAGGATTCGTATTCAAATGAATATCACGCATCTCTAGGAAGTCTGAAGGAAGCCCAACCGTAGAGTCACCACCCGTAGTGTTAGCCGTAGCAACTACCAACATTTGACGGGTTCTCAAGTCTCTACGCAGACGTTCCTCAGCCAGACGGATAAAGTCAGGGATTACTGAAGTCAGATCACTACGAGCTAAGTAGCTGGCTATCGTAGTCTTTAGATCACTGTAGCTCGTAAATGCCATGTTATTTCCCGTTATTATGCGCCTCTACAGCGCCTTCCTCTACATCATCCCATCGATACTCATACGTACCAATGTGACCAATATGCTTCGATAGGCTGTGGTCTACATAAGTCTGAATCCCGGCATCCAAAGCCTTGATACAGAAATGCACATCCTCACCAATAATTCCTTTAGATCCCCAACCCACATCAAACCAAGGCTTAGGAACCTTCTCAAACACTTCCTTACGAATCATCACCACACCAAAACCAACCGCTGTAACAGGCTCTATGCCCTCTTTATTCATCGAATCTATCTTGTGCCAGGCATGATGAATAATCTTACCTTCATCATTCTTTTCCACATGCAGATTCAATGCAGTCGGTAGTGTTGGCTTCCGTCTTGTTACCGCATTAACCCCGACAATCGGTACATCACGACTTAACAGAATATCAATAGTGTCAGCCGGGAACCGCATATCTGAGTCAATAAACAGAATCGCATCACATCCCTCAGCCAGAGCAGCATCTACTAGCTTCTCCCTCTGATCGAATATCAGCGTTCCTGCCATCGTATAGAGCTTTAGCCCATTGCCATCCTTAGAGCATCTGTGCCTTGAATCCCTGCCAACCATCTTGGCGAAATCAAAAGCAAACGATGTGTGAACTTCATCCCTAGCTGGTACGCAAGCACCTACGATCATACTTTCCCCCTATAGACTTTCCATTGTGCATTATCGGAACTATTAAGCCAACTAGCAAAAGCAACGTCATCTAAGATATTAAAGCCTTTCATTATTCCCTTTTTATTCAAGTCATCAATGACCGTAAAAGGAATACTGGCTATATGGTGCAATTCGTTAAGATGTCCAGCTCTTTGCTTGTCTGCCTCCAGAATCTGCTTGTTACGTTCAAGAATGTCCGTAACGTCCTGTTTAGTTTCGATGATAAGACCGCCATCACCGTCCGAATGTACAACCTGTTGTCTATAGTCCATAAATCCTCATAGAAAAGCCCCCAACCATAAGGTCAGGGGCTAGTTCAATTACAGCGACATATCCAAGTCAGCAACGATACCGTGTGCGGCTTCGTTCTTAACTTCCAGCGTAACTTCAACCAGAACCTGAGTCTTGTCAGAGTCACCAGCTTTTGCAAGCTCGTTTGTCTGGAAAGGACGCAGATAGGCCAGAGCAGCGTACTCAGGATCAAGGATCAGAGCATCGCGGGTACGCATGAAGCGGTTAGGAACCACGCTCATAGAACCGAAGTCAGACAGGTAAACGTCAGCAGCGCCAACGATAGTAGCTTGACCAACAGAACCACCGCCACCAGCATTGACGTTATAACGATAAGCAGACAGACCTGCAAAGCCAGATACTTTCTGTTTACCAGTAGCACCAACCATCAGAATCTTAGGTACGCCACCCGAAGCGAAGACTTCTGCAACGACTGTTTTCAGCAGAGCTTCAGTGAAGGTACGAGTGTTACCGTCTGTACGAGTCGATACACCGATAGTCGTAGGATCGCCACCGTTGGTCTGAACCGCCGAGTTGGTCTTGATCCATGACAGCAGGGAACCCATCTTACGGGCTGTGGAGTTAGTTGTACCAACAGCACGACCTTGGTTTGACAGAAGGATGGTTTCCAGATCACGCTTCAGCTCTTGCGAAGCCTTAGCCAACTGGTAAGCCTTTTCCGACTTACGACCAGCTTTGTTCACTGCGTCCAGAGTGCCAGAGACTTTGATAGTCTTTTGCAGAATCTGGGTGTAGTTACCAAGACGGGTAGTAGGTGACAGGGTAGCGTCCGAAGCATCAGCACCTTCAACAGCAGCGTTATTTGTAGTAGCGGCTGCAAGGCTGTCGGTCTGCCACTCGTGGTAAACAGCCGTAGCTTTGGTCTTGCCAATCGAAGACATGAATGGAGTCTCGGTAGGCGAGATGTCATAGATTACGTCGGTCAAATCTTCACGCTGACCGATTGCGTCATAAGCATTATAAATTGCCATGATTCAATTCCTTATAAAAAGCGTTCAAACACGTTAGCCGCATCCTTAACACTACCACTGGATTTAGCCCGTGACTTAAGTTTCCTAATTTCCTCAGAATTACTATCTCTCGGCTTAGAAACACCAGGCTTAATAGCCTTGGGAGCCTCTGAAACCTTCTTAGTAATTCCCGGCTTTGCAGACTGTAACTTGTCGTACTGCATAGCCTTGTATAACGTCAGAACGGCTCGTGAATCAAACACGTTAGCCAGTTCATCATCAGAGAATCCTAGCTGCTTACCGTATGTGCGAATGTCCTTGCGGATTACTTCGCCCTTAGACGGATCAGCAAAATCAGGTAACACAGCAACTAGCTTCTCAGACTCAGCAGCAACCATCTGCTTCATCTGTTGTTGCCTGTCATATTCTTGCTGCTGCGAAAGATACTCTCGCTGCGCCCGAACCTGTGCTAACTGCTTTTCCTTCTGAGACATCTCAGCAATCTTCACGGCATAACCGATAGGATCAGTCTCTTTTAGGTAATCCAAATTCTCTGCTTCTTGCGGCTGGTTCAACATCTGTTCGATGATCCCCAACTGCTGCGCGTATTGATCGCGCATAGCCTTTGCTTCTTGAACTGCATGGCGTTCGGCCTCGACAAC